GCATTGACAAGCTGTCTGTGATCTCCCTGCAGTACACCTATGTGAATGCAGACGGGGTCGTCAAATATGTCCAGTACTCTGTTAACCGGCGCGCGCCCGACGATTGCCCTGCGGCAACCGACACGGACGCGTTCAACCTGTTGATGGATTACTTCTTCAGCGCCAAGACTGATCGGGCCGCGAATATCGCGGACCTCAAGAACGGCGTTGTTGTCTAACCAAGATCAAGTAAACTGTCCCACACGGGGCTTTAACACAGTATTATACCATGTACAAGTCCAATGATGAGTCAGCTGATCGTTATTCTATTCTGAAGTGCGCATATCCAAACGCACGGAAGGATATCCTAACTTGGCTCGCGAGCTGGTCATACGTCGAGGCGCCCTCACGGGCTGTTTCGAAGCAGATCAGCGCGCTTCTTGCTAGGAATGGGATACTGCATCGGATTGTTCCGATGCTATCGGGTACTGTTGAAGGTACACGATACAGAATATTCCCGTGCATACCCTTGCGGGTCGGCATGAGATGGTTAGCCAATATGGGGGTTGATGCTGAGTCGCCTTACGGCCTCAGCACCCGCCTCCCAAAGAAACTATAACCCACGACGGAGTAAGACACCGTTATGGTACGGGCTCCCTTCGGGGGAGAGTATCTTGGTGATCGAATCCTTAGGATTAATGTGTTGATTATGAAATTACAAGCAATATATGATCGCCTGCAATGTGACCTAGCCAGCATATACGGGATTTGCCCGCAACTGGATAGTTCTAGGGCGCCTCGATACGAGGCGCTATGGAAGAACCTATTAGACGTCATTGAATGGCTCGGCACTGAGAAGTGCTCTGACATTCATGATATTCTGACGGTCGAAAGGCCCGACGATTCGTACTGCCTGTTGCAAACTCCACGTGATGTGGAACTGCATCGGGTACTCAAGGGACAGGGTCCGGAAGCGTCAAGCTTCTTTATCCCCATACCTCACGAACTAGTTAGTCTGGTGTATACGTTCTGTGCTGCACGCAACCCGCGTGTGTTACAGCTATTACGCCAGATCTGTTTGCTCACATATAAGTCTAAGTCCAATGAAGTCACAAACGAACAGGAGGCACGTGCTATTGCTGGTTTTAGTAGTAGAAATGCTACTTGCCAGAAACTGTCAGAGGCCCATTACCGACTACTCAGTCGAGATTCGGGCCCTGCCGGCAAAACAATAGTCATGGCTAGACTCCTTATCAACATCATCCTGGATCGGTGCGACTGGAGTAATATCCAGCCGTCCCATGGTCCAGGTGCAGTGTCTGATAGTAAGAAGGGTCTTGATAAGTGGAGAACCTCGATGGTCGAACGAGTCGCTTATGCGACAAATTCTACCCTCTCGCGGAATACTTCTCGCCTACCCCGGACTTATTTGATTATAAGTCCGCCAGCTATAGCAATCCATATTGCAAGCTGGCTATCGTGCCGAAGGACCGCAGAGGCCCCCGCGTTATTTGCACTCAGCCCGTTGGGCTGATGTGGATACAGCAGGGTCAATGGAAGTCCATGAAGCGAACGATAGAGACCGCCCGCATCCTACGTACGAGCCAGGCTATGACAAACCTGGGTATCGGCTGTTCGATTAAGTTCGATAAACAGCAGCAGAATGGTAGCCTTGCTCTTGAGTCCTCGCGGACCCGGGAGTTTGCTACTATAGACCTGTCGGATGCTAGTGACCTGATCAGTTGGGGATTGGTAAGGTTTCTCCTTAATAAGAGGAATCGCCAGTTCCTGGCTGCCTCTCGGGCTACTCACGTAAAGATACATGACGATCTCGTAAAGTTGCATATGTTCGCCCCTATGGGGTCGGCCGTATGTTTTCCAGTCGAGACGCTTGTTTTCTGGTGTATCGCCACTGCGGCAACACTTGTGAGAAGCGGTGTGATATACGAAGAACTGCGAGGGCGAGCCGAGAAAATTCTCAGCTCGTATCCAAGCGAAGTATTCGTTTTTGGTGATGACATTCTTGTCCGCCGTGAGGCTTGCAAGGATGTTTGCGAGCGTTTCCTTGACGTAGGCTTCAAGCCGAATCAGCGGAAGACGTTTAGCGAGGGATTCTATAGGGAATCCTGTGGTGTTGATGCATTCTATGGACACGAACTAAAGATCGTGCGCCTACAGAGCCTCACCCTCACCAGTATGTCGGATGCCTATGCTAGTATCGAGC